TTTTTTTATAAATTATTTATTAAATTTAGTAAATATTTTTATGTGAAGATGGTTTTCTCATTTGATGTAAGCGATTATTTAAATTTATTAAATTATTTTTTTGTAAAGATGGAGTTTTATAAAATTCATTTTCATCTGATTCTAATTTTTTTATAGTTTGTACTTTTGGTGACCATTTTCTTTCCAATTTTTTTATTCTTTTTTCAACATTTTGAACAAATAATTCAGATAAATAATCGAATCTTTTGTCATTTAAAGATATTTTAAATTTATTTAATTTTCCATTTAAAAGATTAATTCTATCAAAAATCATTTCTTTATTTGAATTATCATATTCTCTATTTTCTATATCTTTTAATTCATCTTCAATAGCTAAACTTTCCTTTAATATAATATCAGAAGTATGATTTTCTATTTTTAATCCACCCTTATTTAAAGCTTTTTTTCCATTCATTTTGCTTAATATTATAATTATAACAACGATAATAAAAGTAATTATACATGATATGATTGATAAAAAATACCATCTTTTTTCATTAAATTTTGTCCATTTGTCATAAATTTTACTTTTATTTTCATTATTTTTATTACTACTTGAACTTTTATTTGATCTACTATCATAAGAAGATGATGATTCCATTTTTTTATATTTGTCTTTTAAAATAAATTATACTTTTTTTAATTATTATTTCTTTTACATTTATTATTCTTTAAATAATTTTATTTAATTCAATATTTATTACATAATTTCATAATTTTATGGTTTTATAATTTTATGTAAAATTATTTAACTGGGGTATGTAATATATCACTTTTTTTATGTAATTCTGATAAATTAACAATTGGTAATTCTGCATGAAATATTGGATATTCTTCTGTTCTTAAGAAGCTTAACCACCAATCTAATTGTAAATTTGCTCTATGAAATTCTAATGTTTTTATTAATTGTTTTGCAAATAATTTTGATATTATATAACAAGATGCTCCAGTAAATCTTGCATTCAATATTATTGATCCATCAATTGAATCTAAATCAACTTGTTTACCTTTTGAATATTTTAATTTAAATTTTTTTAGTTCTTTCATTTCTAAATTTTTTGGAAAACCAAATTGATGAGATCCAGAACCAATTTCTCCTATTGATAAATATCCAACATTTGGATTATTTCCAAAATCTAAATCTTTAATATATTTTTCGACTTTAAATGAAAAATGTGATGGAAATTCAATATCATCCTCCATAATCATATACCAATTTTTTCCAAAATCGTTTTCAGCAAGTATTTTCCATATATTGTAATGACTTAAAAAACAACCAATACTTCCTAAACAATGCATAGAATTTGATAATCTATAATCTTTTTTAGAATTATTAAAAGTTTCAAAATCAACAATATGTTTGCAATCATTAAAAGTTAATTTTTTTCCATCAATTGCTTGATATAAATTCCAATCATTTATACTAATATTATATAAATTTTTTTTCATATTATTATATCTTTCAAAATTTGATTTCATATTTATAACATATATTTTATCATCTGTTAATAATTGATCTTTATTCATTATTTTTTAGTTTTTAAATAATATAGCGTTCTATTTTTTTATAATTTTATTTTTTTTAAATATATATCAAAATAATAGATAATAATGTCTAAAAAAAGAAAAACAATAGATGATATTGAAAAAATATTACAAAATGATAAAAATACATCAAAAAATGATAAAGATATAAAAAAGAAAAAAACAATTAATGAAAATATTAATAATTATCCAGATTTATCAAATACAATTCTAAAAAATATTTTCTTAAAACAATTAATTGAAGCTAGAAGAGCATCATTTAAAATTGAAGGTTTAAAATCAAAAATACCAAAAATAAATGGTGAATCACTAGATATTTTAAAATCAAGAATATTGGGATTATTTGAATATATAATGGATTCACTTTATAATATAGCAGTTTCAAAAAATGAAAAAGAAATAAAAATAAAAGATTTAAAAGAATTTATGTCTGATATAATCGAAAATCCAAAATCAAATTTAAAATTCAAATATTCAAATTCAAAAATAGAAAATTATTTAAATTTGGATAAAGAATTATCTTCATGTGCATCATTTTTATCAGAAATAAGAAAAGTAAAAAGAAAAAATAATGAATCTTATCCATTAAGTAAACAAGTAGAATTTCTAAAAACTCAATTTAAAGATAATAAAACTTGTGTATTTATTCCATCTACAAATTTACATAAACTAATAAGAACATGGTTTTCTACAAAACAAAAAAAAGTAAAATTTCAAGAAAAAGCAGAAAATGCCTTTCATTTATTATTAGAATATATTATTGATAATTTAATATATAAATTATTAATTTTAGGTGGAAGCAGAAAAGCATCTAAAATAAATGAAACAGATTTTATCGAAGAAACTAGATTAAATAATTTATCAAATAAAACTGAATTTTATCCTAAATCTGATCAAACATTTCAAGAAAAATATGAAAATAATATAATAAGTTTAAATGCAATTTATAGGTTTTTTTTGACCAAAACAGAAGATGAATTAATAAAAGGAATTAATATATTAAGAGAAAATAGATATTTAAGAAAATTATCAAAAGTTCAAGAAAATACAATTAAAAAACTTTATCAACAATTAAATAATCCACTTTCAAAAATTGATATAAAACCATTATCAAATTATGTAAAAGATTATAAACCAATAATAATCAGGAATTATGAATCTGATACACTTAATGGAGAGAAATTGGATGAATTTGCTACTGAATTTTTAATAAGAGCGTTTTTAAGAAGATCAATTCCATCATTTATTGGATTACCATTAGAATATGCAAAAAATATAAAACGAGATGATGAAAATATTCCTGAATTATTACCAACAAAGAAAAAAGTAAAAGTAATTGAAAAATCTGAAAAGAAAAAAGCAAACATAAGAAAGTCAAAAAATAAAATTGAAAGATTACCTAGTGAACCAATAAGTAGAATGGAAAAATTTGCTTAAAGTTTTATTTGTATTATTTAATAAAATATTTAAAAAATAAAAATTTTAACAAAGTTTATAATAGTTTATAAAAGTTTATAAAATTTTATAATAATAATTTAGAAAAAATTGAAATTATGCCAAAATTAATAACAAAACCTAAAGAAAAAGGAAAAAATATAAAAATTGTTAAAAAGAAGATTAATAAAAAACCAAATATAGAAGATATAAGAAATAATAAAGATGTATATTCTTCTCAAATAATAAAAGATTCATCATTAAAAGCAATGTTTATTGCAAGAATGAAAATTATGCAAAAAGATAAAAAATATTCAGATATAATGGATAATAACAAAAGAAAAATAAAGAAAAGACATTTTATTTCATTAAAAAGTGATATTATATCTACACTAAAGAAAACATTAGTTAAAGCACTTGATTTTATTTTAAATACTATATCTGATACAATAAATGTTGTTGATGGAGAAAAAATAATTACTTTAAAAGATGTAGAGGATTTTATAAATAGTACAACGAATTTTTTACCTAAATTTAAAAATAAGAAGTTATATACAGGAAAAGTTGATCGTAAATTAGATTTTGGCGATTTAAATATTGAAAAACCATTTATAAATTGTGGAAAATGGGTATCTGAAAAGTTAAAAGAAAACCCAATAAAATTAAAAGGAAAGGAACTTGGTGAGGAACGTGATAAATTACTTGAAGAAGCACTTCAAAAAAATGAATGTGTTTTTATACCAGAAAATATATTTGAAACATTGATAAAATATTGGGTTATAACTCAATTACCTATTAAAATATTGATTGATGAAGATGCAACAAAAATGATTCATTTATTAATGGAATATATTTTTGATATTTATTTGCAAAAATTAATTATATCAGCAAGACATAGAAATAAAAATTTAGTTTATAATATTGATATAGAAACTTTAAATATTTTAGATCAAAAACTTAAAGAAGTAAAAAATTTACCACAAACAAAATCAAGATATGAAGAAAAATTAATTAAATTGAAAAAAACAAATGAAAATAATCAAAATCAAGATAAAATAATAAAAATACTAAAATCAATTTTGAGATCAATGGATTTAGATGAACCAATAAATTCAATAGAATCATCTGGAAAAATTAGAGATGATATAGTTGAACAAATTAATCAAATTCGCGAAATGAAAAATATGAAATTATTAAAAACATCATCTATAATTTATGAAATACTAAGACATAATTATGATCCATTAAATAAATTATTAGAAAGAAATAAAAAAAGAAAACAACCATTTGATGAAAAAAAATTAAGAAAAGAATTCATAAAAAAAATAATAACAAAATATACAAAAGTTCCAATATCAATATGGACAAATGTAGCAATAGAAATGGGTGAACAAAAAAGAGTTCCAATCGTTATACCAATAGAAAATTTAACAGATAAACAAATTATAGATCAATTTAAAGAATTAGTAGCTTCACAAGAAAATTATCAAAAAATGGCTAAAGGATTAACTGGAGAAAAAGCTTCAAATTTAAAATCTGCATTTGATTTTTATATTGATTTTGAAGAATCAAAAACATCTGATAATTTTAAAGATTCATTTGAACCATTTTTGAAATATAAAAATATAAATTACAATGATAACGATTTAAATAAATATTATGAATTATTTATGAAATAAAAAATAAAATTAATTAAAAAAATTATTTATAATGTCAATTTTATATCTTTGGAAATAATCATTATTTTTTTATAATAAGGCCTGTCTAGCTCAGTTGGTAGAGCGCTAGGCTTTTAACCTAGTGGTCGAGGGTTCAAGTCCCTCGGTGGGCGATTTCATTTTTTTAAATGATTTATAGTTTATTTTAAATGATTTATTTGTTTTTAAATTAATTTTTATTGAAAATGGGGGCAAGAGAAGTTTTTTCAATTTGTTGTTTTTGTAATAGAAGAAAAGTTTGTAGAAATGTTTCAAAATTTATGAAAGGACATTTTCCAGATCAAATTCGAAAAAGATCTTCAAAAATTTGCAGTACTTGTAGAAAAACATGGAAATCCAAAACAGAAGAAATCAATAAACAATTAGAAAATAGAAAATCAATTTTGAAAGATTTTCCTGATATTGAAATTATAAATGAAGAAACTAATATATTTTAATAATATTTTAAAAAATAAATGATTTATTTAATATTAAATGATTTAACAATTATATAAAAAATATATATTATTTTAAGATCTATTGATGAAATACGTTTTTACTATTGCATATAAATCATCTGAAATAATCTATAGAAAAATTTGTTTAAAAGATGTTGTAACATTTGAATATATGAGGGTTGAAGTAGAAATTTTATTTGAAGAACCTTTTTTATATTATTATTTATTTAAAAGAAAAAATATATTTGAGAAGTTTTATATAGAAAATGAATCTGAATGGAAAGAATTTATTAAATTATCAATTAAATATCCAGAGAAAATACAATCATTCATATTTGTTGAACCAATTAATAAAAATAAGATTATTATTTAAAATAATCAAAAAAAGATAATTTAGAAGCAATTGATTTATCTTTTTCTAATTCTTTCATTTTATCATTTTGATAATCATTTAAGAATTTATTAATAATAGAAATATTAGAAATATAAATGGATTTTCCATAAATTAATAAATTTTTAGAAATGCAATTTTTTGTTCTTATTTTTGTATCTTTCCTTTTTTGAATTAATAATTTATCAAGATTAAGATTATTCGAAATTAAACATGTTCCATATGTATAATCATTTAAATACATACCGTATTTATTAAATGTTTTTATATTTTCAACTGACCAACTTTCTAATGATTTATCCTCTTGAAATTCAGTTCCAAGCATAAACAATATAATTGGCATATTTTCTTGAAAAGCAATTTTAATAAAATCAAAAATTGCTTTTGTTTCATAAGTAATTCTGATTTTAAAAATTAATATAATTAAATTAAATTTAATATCCTTTAAATTCATTATATCTTCATTTTTCAATTTATTAAAAGGTGGTAATTCATAAAATTTCCATTTCGCATCAATGAATTGAACTAAATTAATAAAACTAGTTTTTCCAATATTTTCTTCACCAACAACAATTATATTAGTATCTATTTTATCAGCCATTTTGTTAATAATATTATTTAAATGATTTAAATATAATATTAAATCATTTAGAAATTAATAATACATTTGGAATTTTACTTCTTCTAAAATTCAAGATCAAACTGAATTATTATTATCTTCTATTAATCTATGAGAACAATATAGTAAAGAAGTCATTTCTAATGAATTTCAAATCAAATTCCAATTGAATTATCTTAGTAATAACAAAGAAATAATACCTCTATTGAGCAGTCGATTGGAATTGCATTTAAAATCAAAAGAAGAATTTTTTCAATAAACGAAAAATATTATAAAAAGCTTGGAAAATATTTTTAATGCAATGAAAAAATCTCCAATTTATGCTGGATTATATGAGGTAATGGAAATTTGGTAAATGTATTTAGAAGAATTTGCTGATGAAAAAAGTGTTAAATTTAATAATCTTGCAAAATCTTTATTAAAAAATGAAAATACCTAAGATTAATTCTTAATGAAAGTGATCATTGAAAAGATATAACAGAATTATCTTATTTTGTCAAGAAATGATTATTCTATTGTCAATACCAAATTATTATTGAAAAAAGTTGATGAACTTAGAAAAGATTGAAATTTTATTGTTTTTTCATATTATAATTTAATAAAAATGCTTTAAATTCATTAATAATATCTTCTTTAATATATTTTTCATATGTTTCATCTTCATTTGAATCATCAGAGCAATTTGGGCACATTATGAAATTATTTGAATATTGTAAATAATAATAATGATCAATTATATCATCTTCCTTTGAACATCTTGGATCACAACAATCATATTTCTTCCCAAATGACAAATCTTTATAATCATCTTTTAATATTTTTTCTTTGGAATCAATAGTTTTATAATATTTTCTTAACAAATTTTTTAGATTTATTAAATTTTCTTTCTTTTCAATTCCTACAAGAATATGATTAATATCAATATTCATATTATTAATGACATATAAAAACCATTTCTCTTTAATATCTTTTTCTTTTTCTTTAATTTTTTGCAATTCTGTTTTAGATTTTTCTATTTCCTTTTTTATTATTTGTAATTTAATAAAATTAAAAAGTTTTTGCAAAGTAATCAAATCAAGTTCTTCAATTTTCGATTCAAAAGAGGAATTCATTATATAGTTTAATAAAATTGTGAATTTATTAATAATAAATGATTACAAATTTTTAAATGATTTATTAATTACAGTAAATGAAATTTTTCATTTAATTTTAAGTTTACAAATTAAAAATTTAGTTAATATATTTTTTAGAATTAATTCTATATATTTTCGATTGTAAATGTTATTAAAAAAGAAATTATAAATAATAAAAAAAATATTATGAATATTGATTTCAAATCTCCCAATTGAATAAAAGCAATTTGATTATAATGAACAAAACCCATGTTTTTTAAAATTAATAAAATCAAATTTTAGTAAAGAACCAATTATTATAAAATTAAATCATTTATTATTTTATAAATGATTTATCAAATATTAAATGATTTATATTTTAATAATTCATTTAAAAAAATTATCATCAAGAATTGAAAATTTTTAAAAATTGATTTGTTTAATAAAAAATTTTATTTTGAATTATTTATTTTAATTATTATATAAATGATTTATTTAGTTAAAATTTATAAATCATTTAATAAATCATTTAATAAATTAATAAACAAATTTTTTATCTTTAAAAATGAAAACAATTCATCAATATTCAAAACAATGGAAAAATATTTTATTAATTTATATTTTGTGTATTATTATATTTATGATATTATCGAAATCAATTTATAAACAATTTAATATAAATAATCAAGAATATCAAAATTGTTTAACTTTTAAATCTTTTAGTGAAATAATTAATAATGATCAATCTAATTCAAAAATAATATGTTATAGAACTATTAAAATAGATGGAATGTTTTTATCTTGGGTTTTTTCTGGAATATCTTCAATTGTATTATTTTATCATTTAATAATTACTAAATAAATAATTTTTTTAATTTAAATATTTTATTAAATGATTTAATTCAGAAAATAAATTAAAATAAATATTAAAATCAAAAAATTTATTAAAAGAATGAGAACAAATAAGCGCAAAAAAAGCAAAAAGGAGAAAAAATATTCAAAAAATAGTTTTGAAGAAAATGTATTAATTAAAATGCAAAAAAGATTAAAACAATTTCAATGGCTTGAATCTCTTTTTACAGATTCAGCAAAAATTTATTTAGAACCAACTTACACAAAAAATAAAGAAGAATGTGAATATATTGCTAGAATAAAATGTGAACCAGAAAAAACAACAGAATCGAAAATGATACCTATTATTAATGAAATTAATACTACAGGAAATGGAAGCTTTGCAACATTAATCTTTAATCCTGGAGAAAATGCAAATTATTTAATTGAAAAATTAAAAGTGCTAAATAAGTCAATTGAAAATGAATTTGATGGATTAAGGGTGTTAAGTTTAATATATCTAGTAAATTCAATTAATATAAATGAATTGAAAGAATTTATTTATTCTTCTGCATGCTTTGATCTTACAAGAGATTTATGCAATCAATTTCTAAAGAAAAGAATAAATCCAATAAATTTGCTAATTAGATCAGTAAAAGTTCAAACAAAATTTTCTCCAAGCAAGCTTCATGAATTTTTAGATTTATTAAAAAGTGAAAGCGATGACATTGATATAGTAATAAAATCATAAATCTTCTTTCATTCTATTTACAAAAAAATCCAAAAGTAAATCAAGTTCATTAAGAAAAATTGGTTCATTAAGAAAAATTGGTTCTTTCACAATAATGTAAAATATCAATGAAGCGCAAACATGCCAAATAGAATGAATTATTACATAAGTCCATACATTTAAAACAAATCTTGGTGGTTGAATAAATCTATTAAATATATCGAAGACCATATCATATTCAGAAATTAACCAACATATTAATCCTATTGAAAGAACTGGAATAATTGTAACTGATATTTTTTCTAATAAATATAATCTAAAAATTAAATAAATGATTGATAATATGACAAAAAATCTATCGCAATAAAGAAAAAATAAATTAAAATTTCTAAACGAAGGAATTCCTTGTAATAATTCTTTTCTATTATCACAAATGTGAAATAAAAATGAAGAAATCATTGTTGAAAAAATTAAAAAAGTTTCTAAAAATATATGAAAATGATTTGAAATTATATGCCGAAAAAAATAAGCTATTATTTATTGCTTCAGATGACGATTTCTAAAAATAAATTAAATTTAAATTTTTTTTATTTTTTTTAAGAATTCGTTTTTTTTCAAAAATTTTTTTTAAAAAATTCCAAGAAAATTCAGTTTTTTCAAAAACGGATTAGAATAACAACATGCTGTAAAAAAATTTTATTTTATATGACAACAATTTGTTTGTCATTTTGACTTTACAATTTTGGTTAAATTTATTAAATTATTAAACCATTTTTTTTAGAAAATCATTTATTTTATTTTTCAAAACCAAAAATACTACATTTACTACTACGCACATATAAA